GGTGCCTCGACAGGCGTCTTCGGCTTGCTCTCGCCGCCCTTGGCGCCGGTAATGTCCAAGTGAGCTGCTGCGCCCATGCTTTCCTCCGGGCAATAAAAAACCGCCCAGAGGCGGTCTGTTCACTGAGTTGGCGCTAGGCCTTGTCTTGCGCCTCGATTGAAGCGGAGATGATTGCCCCGCCCCAGCGGCGCTCGCCGATACAGATCGGGACGGGGTTGCCGCTGGCGGTGGTGTTTTTGGCTGATCCGAACGCGTAACTTGGGAGGTTTTCGGGCGCGGCGCTCTGGGATAACCCCTTAGCCTGAGGGCTCAGCATCTGGATGACGCCGCCGGCTACCATTGCCACCCCTACAGGCAAAAGTGCCTGGAATCCAGGAATGGGAATGAAAGAAGCAGCGATCAATATCGCGCCGATTACTGTCTGCAGCACCCCGCCACGCTTACTGCCAGCAACGACCGGTACAATTTTCACCACCTTGGCTCCGCCACGACTGAATTCGGTTTCACCAACGTTTTTACCGTTTCGGTAAATTGCGAAGTTCATTCCCAGGCGAGATAGACGATCAACCTCCTCTTTGAAGCCTGGCAGCGTGATCGTCAGCGCCTTCATCAGCTCGCGGACGCTGCCTGTATCCAGAAGCCGTCGATGCTGTTTCCCCAGCGCTTTACGCATGGTTCCTGAGAACTCGATAAGTGTCATTTCTTGGGTCATGCTTTTCTCCAGGCGAAAAAAAGCCGCCCAGTGGCGGCTCCTTACTTCAAAAACTGTTCACAGACACTTTTTCACGGACGACGTGATTTTTGATCTGCCAATGCTGATGCCAGGCATCCGCTGATAGAGCTTCACCTCGCTGCCGTGAGGATTTTGTTTAATCTCCAGCAACTCGTTGGTTTGGCCTATCGACTCAGCTGAGGAAATCAGTCGATAGCCCGTCAGAGTCTCATTCATAGTTACGCCAGCCTGGTGCTCTTGCCATCCTGGCAGGACGCAAAGGGCGTATGCCTTCGGTGTTTTCGAGGTCTCCGCCACGATCGTCGGAGTACTCTTCAGTAAGTCACCGGGGGTTGTACACCCCGCCAGCAGCGCCAGCCCTACCGCACCGATCAGAATTCGCATGTGATCCCTCCTTTTTGATGGCCAGAATCTACCATCATTGGCAGGAAGCGCCAAAACCCCGCATGGGCGGGGTTTACTTTGATTTAGGCGATCTACACTCCGTCGAGAGCTAGGGTCAGTTGGAGTTGCTCACGCCAATACTCCACTCGATTTTCCAAGGTCGGCTTTTGCCACCTCCAAGCTGAGAGCCCCTTCCCCTGCTGGCTCGCCAGGTCTTTGCGGTACTCAAGCGCTTTACAGGCATTTTCGAGCTGCTGTCGAGCTCCTAGGCCCCCATGAAGGATTGAATCGATTTGGAGATCGCACCACACGGCAAATCTGACATCCAGCCACTGCGCAAATCGGATCCCCAGCTTCGGATGCAGCCAAGTCCCTCCGTGGTGCCTGCCGCGGCGCGTTTCTAAAAGTGATTCAGGATCACAATTAAGAACCTCCCCCAAGAAATTGAGGTATTGCCTAGTTTCATCCTGCTTGAGCCAGTCTACCGGGCGCTTTCCGAAGGGCCGTGCGATTTCCGTTGCGTTGATCCAGCCGTCAGTATTGAAACTGATTTCGTTGCCATCGTAGTCAAACGGAATGATCGTCGAATTCATGCAACAGCTCTCCCTTCGGACACCTCTACCGCGTATCGCGTCGGCTGCTGCATCGCAGCACCCAGGCCCGTCAGGAACGAATTCAGCTGATGCAACCGGTTTCGCAGGCTGCGAACTTCGTACCAGGCTCCATCAACCTCATATCCGGCATCACGCAGCTCACACAGTATCTTCTCGCACAGCGACAGGTCCTGAGGGCGGGAACAGATATCGCTCATACTCACGTCTAGCCAGGCTTGCCCCATGCCGCGATACTCAAGCATTTCGGGACGGCGCTGGGTCAAAGCTTCGATGGGATAGCGGATCTGCAACTGCCGCTTGGCTTGCTCCGGGCCGAGGTATTCACCCTCAATCTTGTAGCTCGCAATGAAGTTAGCGGCAGCCTGAAACTGGCCGGCAGGAATCAGCTCCACTCGTGGTACCCCGAAACAGGCGTGCAGCGCGGAAGCGAGCTTTGCCGTGGCGCTACGCTGATGCTCCGCACCCATCTTGGCGACTCGACAGCGCATGATGTTGCTCAGCCGCAATGCGCCAGACTTGCCGAGGATGTCATCGACCATCGGAACCATCACGCCTTGGGAGTCTTCGTAGCGTCCATGCTTTCGGATGGCTGGTAGTACCTCGGCAGTCACCCATTTCTTGAAGCGCTTGGCCTCAGCCTTACGGCTACGCAGGATGGCTGAGTACAGGCCTGACTCGTTTATGGCCAGCATTTCCTGGGCCCCGCCAAGGGTACTCACAATTTGAGTACCCTTTTCGTCGTCGTCAAGATTGCGGCACATGTTGGAGGAATCACGGTGCTGGAGCGCTGCCGAGATGTCGGTAGCGACGAACCATGGCTCACCGTCGATCAGCAGCGTACGAACCTGCTGCTTGCCGAAATTGAACGGGATTACGTTTGTGCTATTATCCACCATGACGATTTCTTCCTCGAAGTTGATCTCGTTTCCCCACAGCCCTGGTGTCCCCACACCGGGGCTGTCTCGTTTCAGGCTGCTGCCTGCTCCTGCTTCCGCTTCTCTTCTGAGATCAGAAAGACCAGCTCTGCTGTTTGAGAGCGGTGATTTTTCTGCGCCTGTGCTTCCACCCATAGCTTGAGCCCCTCTGGCAACCGCAGATTGAACTGCGGATCTTGTCTGGCCATGCCTTCCTCCTTATGCATCACCGTTGTTCATACGACAAATGTAGAACGGTGATGCATTGATGTCAATACCACCGTGATGCATCCTTCCGTTCTGTTAAATAGAACGGGATTCGCCATGAGCCGCTCCGACCCACAGTTCAACCTCAGAATCCCTGAGTACCTGCGCAATCTGGTGATGGCCGCAGCCCAAGAAAACAAGCGATCTGCCACGGCAGAAATACTGGCCAGGCTTGAGGCGTCTTTTTCGAAGGCCGATAGCGTGAGACTCAATCTTGGGCTTCCTCTAGTCGACACTCGCGAAGAAATCGACAAAAGATCGCGCGCCGGCGTAGACAAGCAGGCCTTGATTGAGAGCAGCCTGTCAGGCGTTGGGGTAACCCGTGAGGAATTGCTTGACGCGGTGTCGAGCGCAATTGAGAGCGCTTTGTCCGGCCTGGGTGCCTTCCCGTCCGCACCCGACAACGCCAAGCCCAAGCCGAATACCGGTCCGAAGCCCCGCAAGCGCTTTCCCAAAGAGGACTAGTTCCGACCACCCTCATATCATTCTTTTGCCAACGAATTTCCGTTGGTAAAAATCGAACTGACCGGTGTTCCCAATGGCTATACCCAGCCCAGCCAAACCGGCGACCCATAACCCCACTCATTTCCAAGGACGATCATGAGCAATCCTCCATCGCTGTTGCCGGAAGAGATTCAAGAGAGAGTTTTCGCGAAATTGGACGAACAGAAAGGACTCAGCTTCCTAGAGCAGTACGCCATGTACATGGGTAAGGCACAGATGCTTGAGTTCGGCCTTAAGGGCCTTATTCACCGAAAATTCCACGTTCCGATTAAGGACATGGAGCGGTGGACTCTAGGGGTGACCAAGAATGAGCTAGCGAAACATGGCATCCGTCCGGACTTCATTGCATACCTGGCAAGCGTCGTGAAACACCGAAACGACATGGCTCATGAGTTCCTGCTGAACTGTGCTGTCTTGAGCTCACTGGGCAGTTTCTCTGGCAAAGGCCAGACTGGCGACCTCTTCCGCGCATCGTACGAGCTGGAACAAATCATCATTCTCCACGACTGGTGCGAAGAGCACGATTCCTGGAATTAAGGTATTCATGCACGAGTAACCCTAGGCCCGGTCAAGCGCCGAGTTTTTTTATGGATAAATCCACAGGTCTATCAGAACCTCGACCAATGTCATAATGATAGCTCAATTACCCCATTCGGAATCACCACCTTTCTTAAAGCCAGGTTGCTAAATGGATATTACCTCAATACCTCCAACAATATTTGTGGCTCTTGGCGTTATAACAGCCGCAATTCTTGCAGGTTTTTTTTCATTCTTGAATCTAGTCAGTTCAAAAGAAAACAAAATATCTGAATCAAGACTAAACTGGATCGACGGACTGCGCAATGAAATTGCCGCCTACTCCTCAGCGATCCAAGAGCTAGCCAGACTGCACTCAGGAGGAGTGTACAGTAGATCGGAAAGCCATGACGACGAAACATACAACAAACTAAAGCGTGAAAAATACGAAAAAACAAAGGACACTTATGCAAAAGCAGCTGAGAATCTGACAAAAATCCAGCTGAGACTAAATCAAAAACATATCAAAGAAGATCCAACCGGCCATGAAGCAAGGCTGATGGCTGCAATACTAAAAGCTAGAGCAGACTTCAATAACGCAGAATACTTCGAAGCTTTTAAATGCTGCGGCGATATTTCTACAACTGCAGCCCCTCTTCTTAAATCTACTTGGGACCTGGTAAAAAACGGTGAGCCTGGATATGTGAAAATACGAGAAACCGCATTGAAATCCATAAAGACAGGAATGATTCTCATCGGAGTAGCTTTCTTAGCCCTCATCGTGGTTACATTTACCCCAAGCAGCACGAGCAGCACGAGCAGCACAAATCTAACCATTCAGAATCTTACTTTTGACAGTGAGCGTCTACAAAGTAGTAAGGATGTAAAACAGATTGGATCACCTGCAGGGGACATCACTGACTTAGCCAAAGCATCTGGAATTCAAGATCCAGCATCAAAATAAAATCTCGACAGATCCACTAAAGAAATAAGGATTTTTCCCTAAGCTCCGGATAGCCAGTTATATGCAAAAGCCCAGCGCGGGGCGGGGCGGGGCGGGGCTCACAGATTAGTACTAAGTCTCACACTCCTGGTGTTTTAGGCCATCCCTCAGGAGGGATACTACGCTCGCGGCGCCTCCACCGTAACTCAACATGTCATAAGCAAATTCTGACTGTCGATAGTGACCGTTAAGCACCTCAAGTACTGCGCATATCGAGTCTAGTCCATCTTTTATCTTTTGACGGCTCGCAGCAGGAAGTGGTTTAGCCGAGCGGCCCTGCGCATGTACAAGATCGCTATGAGCGATGCGCTTGTTGCGATGATCGCGTGCGAACTTTGTATTACTCAAGGCTGCGTCGACAGTTTTGTTCAGCTGCCGT